TGCCATGCCGGCCACGCCAGCAAGGCCAACGATGATCGCTGTCGTGAGAGTATTGCGATTGTGGTTCATCTTACGTTCTCCACCTATGTTGGGATAAAGCGCCTTCTCGGCGCGTTCGTGTTGCATCCGGGGCTGGCCCCGGCTTCTGCAACGGCTGGCCGTTGCGAATTTCAGCTTGCTTTCTTTTCGAGCGCGTTGCGCAGATTCTTGCTCATGTTCATCTTCGCGATGAGCACGTTCGATGATCGCGACTTCGCTGCAAGCGGTTCAGGTGTCTTCTTGAACTTCGCGAGCAGCGCGAAAGCCATGTTCTGCGCGTCCATCGTGTCGTCTGTGACTTCATCGACGAAGCCGCACGCTTTCGCGTCGTCGGCTTTCCACCACGTCTCGGCGTTCATCCAGTCGGATATCTTCGCCTTGTCTTCGCCGCTGCGAGTCGCGTACGTGTCCACAAGCTGATCGCGAACCTGATCGAGAACGTCTGCGGTCGCGCGCATGTCTTCGCTTGTGCCCATGCACATTCCGTATGGGTTATGAATCATCATCATTGCGTTCGAAGCGCAACAGATTTTGTCTCCAGCCATGCAGATGACTGAGGCGATTGAAGCAGCGAGACCGTCGATGTAGACATTCTTCGTTGCTTTCAGTCGCTTCAGCTGATTGTAAATCGCGATGCCTTCGAAGACGTCGCCGCCCGGACTGTTGACGTAGATGTCGAGAGTCTCGATCTGCCCGAGAGACTTCAGAGACTCAGCAACGTCCTGCGCGCTGATGCCGCCGAAGAAGCCGCCGCCGATGTCGTTGTAGATGTACAGTTCACCAGCCTTCGCGCCTTTCGCTTTCGCAAAGAACGTCGGCTTGAATGCTGCTCGCGCTGCCAGTGTCGTTGTCGGATTCGCAGCAATGTCTTCGACCTCGATAGCCATAATCTTGACCTCTCACTTTTTGGGAAATGCAGCGACCAGATTCAGCGCCGCGACGTCAGGGTCGATCTCTCCGAAGATGACACGACGGCCGATGTTCAATGCCGTCTGGAAAGAGCGAACCTTGAAAGCCTTGTTCAACATGGCACAAGGCAGTTCGAGATTCTCTGAAAGAAACTCTTCTTGCTGTGAAGCGAAAGCATCCATCGCCGTATCGATGTCATCGCCTGCTTTGACGTGACGTTCGAGATCAGCGCGGCGATTGCGACGACGACGATCCACGCGATCATATACCGACTGAAACATGATTCTGAACGAGTCAGATATGATCTCTGACGCGCTCGCGTCCTGTCCTGCTGGTGGTGTATCAGTGTTCTCATTCTGTCGTGCTGGTGGCTCTGTGCTGTCCTCGGGCTGCGAAAGTGCTGCATAGTTCTCACCGACGTCTTCCAGTCTGATGCTGGCAGCGTTGACGATACGAATATCTCCATCCGGGCCGATGGTATCGCGCCCCTCTTCGAGCATGATGTCGTTCACGCTGAATGCGCCGATGTTGCGCATGATCTGATAGCCCTGCGCGCGCGACTGGAAGTCACCCTTCAGAACCCACCCGATATCGATCAGAGAGAAACGAGACGGCCCGCGCGCTGAGAATAGCTTGTGATCAGCTTCTTGTTCGAGTCTCTTCTTCCAAGGCGTCAAAGCGTCGCGCGCGAACTCGATTCCTTGATGCTCGATGTTGTTGTTCGTCGCGCGTTCGAGAGATTGCACCTTGTGAGGCGGCACACCGAACCAGCGACAAATCTCTTCAAGCTGAAACTTGCGAGTCTGAATCAGTTGCGCATCATTTGCTTTGGTCGTCGTCGTTACCCAATCAAGACCATTGTCGAGAATGGCGGGGCGGAACGCTCGCGATGGGCCAGCATGACGCTCTGCCCACTGCGACTTCAGCCGATTGTATGCGTTGTCGTCGAGCTTCTGCGCTGTCTTCAGCACGCCGCCAACTTCGGTATTGTTGCCGAAATAGACTTCGCCGAAACGCTCTGCAGCGATTGCAAGACCGAGAGTGTGAACTGCTTTCGAGACGACGTTATCGCCGACGAGACCAGTGATGCCGGGGCCGCGCAGATGAAATATATCCATCTGATCGAGAAAGACGACACTGCCGCTATCGTTCTGAACGCGATATTGCAGGTTTCCGTCTTCGTCACGCCACGGCGTCACTCGATCAGGCGTGATCGGATACAGAGCGACGACCTTGCCAGCGTTGCGCACGATCTCAGCGTAGCCGTTGCCCCATGACAGAGCAGCGATCAAGATCGCTTCCTTGCACGATATCGCCGTCATGTCTTCGTTCGACCGAACGTTCAGCAGATATGCAAGCTGATCGTCTGGAAGTAGCTCGCGCCCACCGTTCGGAGTGCGCTGAAATATCTGCCACGGCGAGCATGCAATCGCCTTCATGATCGCGTCGATACACGCCCAGAAAACAGAGACCTGAAAAGCGTCTTCTGCAGTAACGCGCACGCCAGCTGGCGAACGATGCCACCACCAGCCGACATAGTCGCGCGGGTTCACCGGCTTCGTCAGCATTCCCGCTAGGCGATTGAATATCGGTATGCGGTTGAACAACGCTGGCAAGTTCACCTGTATTCTCTCCGCATCAGTCCGCCATCACGACGGTCGATCACAAGAAACGAATTTCCGGTTCTTCTTCGATTGGCTCAGCGAGCAACACGCCGAGTCCCATAAGCAACGCTGACATATCGTCGATCTTCTCAGGTGATCTTTTCTTGTCCGGTGCCATGTTCAAGTTCTGATCACGACGCGGGACAAGATTCGCAGCGCACCACTGCAGAACAGGATCGCCGCCATGATTGAGCAGACCGCTTGTGTACGCTCTTTCAAGCTCCTGCATCGCAGGATGATATGACTTCGGCCCCTGAATGAACTGCACCATCGGATACTCCGACGCCACAAGTCGATTGCAGATGTCTTGTGCGTTCCACGAGTCGAATGCGATTGCCCTCGGCTTGAATCTGTCGAAGTCTTCGCGCAGTGCAGTCTCGATCACTGCATAGTCTACCGCGTCTCCCTCGGTTTGCTCCATAAGCCCCGCAGTGATCCACCCGGCATATTGCACCATGCCGCGCTGCTTGCGATGCTCGACGGCTCCTTTCGGCACCCATCGACGACCCCAAGTGTAGTATCGCCCCTCGACGCGCCAGATGAAGCGTGACGACGTCAAGTCGCGCGTGCTCGACAGATCGAGTCCTGCACAGCATGGGTAATCTTTCAGCCAGTCAAGATTGACTTCGCCGTTACACGCCATCCAGCGCTGCAGATCGATCCACGCTGTCGCTGCAGATGATTGCCGATTGCAGCGCTTGATCTTGAACTCTGCGACCTTACCCGGCATCCCCTTGGCTTCAATCGCGTCCTTTGCGATGGCGACCGCCAGATGCGGGTTCACCGTCATCAGTGGGTTTGCCTTGACCCAGATGTCTTCGTCGAACTCGTTGTCTTCGTCGTCAATCGCGTACAGCAGAGCGAGAAAGTGATCCGCTTCGATGATGCGTTCAAGCACCTGTCGAGCGAAGTATCGCGTCTCGCCCCACGGCCCTGCGTTCTCGTAGCCTTCCGTCGTTGTATACAAAAATAGCGGGTTGCTTCGAGCGCCAGCTGCTGACGTGATCACGTTCAGCAGATCGTGATTCTTGTGAGCGTGAATCTCGTCAAGAGCAACGTGCGAAGGGTTCAGCCCATCCTGCGTCGAAGCCTTCGCATTGATCGGGCGAAGATTGCCGCTGACTTCATATCGCACAATCGCATTCGCGAACGCGTCGAGAGTGAACGCATCGCGTAACTCAACGAGTTTGTCGACCATCGCTTTCGCGACGTTGAAGATGATTCTCGCCTGACTGCCTGTCGTGGCTGCAGATATTACCTGCGGCCCCGGTTCGTTTTCGCAGCACAGACAGTACAAAAGAATCCCTGCCGCGAGAGTTGACTTCGCATTTTTGCGCGCGACTGCGAACAGCGCAGACGTGAATCGACGCGTGCCGTCGCGCTTGCGAAACCCGAACAGATTCACCAAGAAGAAGATATGCGCGGGGTGCAGCACGATCTTCGTCTGCGACGATCCGTCAGGATTCTTCCACACGCCTTCAATGTGCGGAAGCTTCTCGATGAAGTCGCACACGTCCCACGCATGCCATTCGACGAACGTGAAGTCGCAGTCTTTCTTCCCTGCGCGCTTCAGATCAGCAAGAAAACGCTCGCACGCGAGCTTGACCCACTTCCCGAACCGCTTGCGCTTCTTATCAGCTTTGGCTTCGAGTGCGTAGGCTTTCGCGATGTCCAGATACTTAGTCGGGACGTCTGCCATTGTTCGCAAACGCGTTTTGCTTTCCGACCGACTTGCCGCCACCCGGCATGTGAATGCGCGTGCGGCATGTCGGCGTGAACCCGAGATCACTCGCTGCCTTGCGCATGATCTCTGCCTGTCGATCCTGAATCTTCAGATACGGGTTCGCCATCGCGCCCTTTCCCTTCGG